ATTTGCCTGCCCGGTAATAAAGTAGTTAGGCCGTCCTCTATGCGCCTTATGTAAGGCAATAAAGTATGTCTAATAAAAGCTAGACCGTTACTCTCTATATTGCTATAAACGTTACTACCGTCTTTACTAAGTATTAAATGCGCCGGTACTCTAAATATACGGGCTACCTCGTTTACTATTTGATCTCTAGCGTCTATAAGTTCATTACCCGCGCCCGCGCTAATAGATTTCCATTTTAACCCGCCGGTAAGTACGGCCGGTTTTCTATTTCTATTATGGTTAAGTGTCCAATTTTCTTGTAAATATTTAGCTTGCTCGCTAGTTAAATCTCTATCTGTTTCTAATATGCTACTAGGAGTTCCACCTTGCCCATAATATTGGCTTATGTGTCGTTCCATAGCTAAAGCTAAACCGTAAGTATTACCGTTAACTCGTAACGGGCTTATACCAATTAAATTACCGGGATAGCTAAACCATTTAAGGTGTAATATATTTTCATCTGTTAAAGAACGTTTATTACTATTAGTACCTATAACGTAAGTTTTAACACCGCCGTGCATTTCTACGACTACACGATCACTATGTATAGGCGTCATAGCTATAGGCCTACCCTGTCTATCTCTATCTATTAAAATAAAAGCGTTACCGTGCATTAATAAACTAGTAATAGTTTGGTGTATAACTTCAAAAATAGTTTGGTTGGCGTTAGGTTTTTCAAATATCTTAGGTTTTTCTGTAAAAACTTTTTTATTACCGTCGTATCTAATAGTTTTTATAGGTAAAATACTGATACTATCTGCTATTAAAGATATTGCACTTAATACGGCGCTTATACCTAAAGCGCTCTTTTCATTAACTTTTTCGCCGGTATAGTTGTAAAGCCCGCCCTCTCTAAGTTGTAAAAGATCGGTTAAATTACCTAAAGCAGCGTCTCTTTTTTCACGATTAAATAAACTCATCTACTTACTAAATAACTTCCTATTATTAAAAACGCACCGGCAACTATCGTAGCTAAACCGATACTAAATGTATATACACCGTAAATTATAAGGCCGGCGCCTATAACTTCGGCTAACGTTGTCATATTATTAATGTTCATAAATTAATTATAGCTACCGGTGGCTCGGTATCAACAACCGGCGCCGTAATTCTATCTAACATAATTACCATAGCTATAGCGCCGTCTATTTTTCTTTTTGATCTACCTTTACTAAGTCGCCAACCGCTATCCGTTACTTTTTGTGCGGCGGATAATACTTGGTCGGTAAATGTAGCCGTTGCGTTATGTATTACTTTATTATTTACTATTAAATCATAAGCGTTTCCGCACGCAGGAACCATACGGGCGTGGCTTTGCGGAAAGTTAACCATAGGCACGCCATTATCTAAAAGTATTTGAGCGCTACGTTCAAAAAAAGCCGGGTCGTATGCTACTTCTTTTACGTTAAACTCTTTACATAAATCTAATATGTAACGCTCTACTGCTTGTATATCTATTACGTCGTAATCGTCCGGGTGCCAAATTTTACTATCTAAAATAATTTTACCGGTTTTATCTTTTTGGCCGTGTACTATAGCTACGCTATCGTGGTGTAACGCCATATCAACCCCAACATAAGTTTCGGCGTCCGGGTTAAATACAACTTCGCCCGTACAATTATCCCACGCGTTAGGCGGTAGCCAACTTTCTTCTTCCGTACGCGTCCATTGGTTTAAATGGTAACGTTGGAACTCGTGTAATGGTAAGCTTTTAAATCTACGGTTAAGGTTTTCTAAAGGCCACCAATCATTTTTAATTGCCGGGTTAACATCTATCCAAGTTTTTTGATCCTCGTAATTATCGCCCTCTTTAGCGCCTATCCATTTAAAATAATATTCCGGATCATCGCTTTCGCCGGTTTCTTTTTTTAACCCGCGTTGGTATAACCTACCCGCTAGGCTATCTAAGTTATAACCGGCGGTAGTTATGTTAAGTACTAAACCGTCTTTACGTTTCGCTGTGTTATTACTAAGTACATAATGTACGCGCTCTTGGTTTATATTTGCCCACTCGTGTATTTCATCTGCTATAAGGCAACTGTTACGTCCGCCGTCGGCCGTACCAGCTTTAGCCGCAACCCTGTAAGCCCTACCCGGACTATTTTTAACTTGTATTTCGTTTTCAAATGTTTCGACCATATCTTTTAAAAAGATACTTTCCTCGCACATAACTTTCATAGTTCCGAAAACTAAGTTAGCTTGTTCGTAACTAGCTGCTGCTACCGCTACTAAAGGGCTAGTTACCCCGCTACCTAAAAGCTCATATAAACCTATAGCTGCTGCTAAAGCGGTCTTGCCGTTTCCTTTGGGTAAACCGATAAGAGCCTCGCGGTACTTACGGCTATTATCACTATTAACTTCGTATAGTTCATAAATAATTGCTTTTTGCCAATTATCTAATTTAAACGGCTCGCCAAAGAAGTCGCCCTCGCCGTGTACACAAAATTTTTCAATAAACTTAACTACCCGCGCCCCTTTAGTTTTAGGTAACTCTTTAGTCATTATTCTTCCTCTGTTAATTTAGTATCACACCAAAAACATAATTTAGCACCTAACGGGTAAAAATAGTCGCCGCACTCTTTACATCTAATTAAATCTTTACCGGTTTTATTACTAGGCTTTTTATTACAATCATCGCATAGATCACTATTTTTATTATTCCAATATGGTTTTAAACATTTATCACAATCACGCGAAAATATATCGGGCATTATTCTTCCTCTAGTTGATCTAATAAAATACGAGGATCAACTGTTTCTATCTCATCATCTTTTAAATATTCTTGTAATTGTTTAAAACCTATTTGAGCTTCGCCGAAAGCAATACCTAAACGTTGGCGGGCTAAAGGCGTTAGGCCAAGTTCTTGTTCTAGTTTTAAAATACTAGGCTCTAATTTAACCGTTAAATCTATAAGCGGGTTAACTTTAGGTTGGCCTTGACTACCTACACTTAATAAACCTTTATTACCCATTTTTAACACCATACGATTAGCGCGCTCTACCGCGTCGTAAAATTGAAACAATCTATAAAAAGCGGGTAGATCAACTGCTTGCGCCGTACTACTAAGCTCGCTATCCCAATAGTTTTTCCAATTACGCCGGGTACTAGCTAGCCATTGGTGGCGTGCTTTAGGTTTAGGAAACTCGGCACCGCCTTTAAGTACTTGTAAATTATTATCTCTATGGCCGGTTTTAAGTTCCGCCTGTTTTGGTATTCTTCCCCGTTTACTCATTTACTTATTTTTATACCTTTACTTAATTTAATTTGTTCATCTAATAGCTCTATACCTATAGAGTTAACGCCGTAAGTTTCGGCTACTGCTAAAACGGTACCCGAACCACTAAAGGGATTAATTATTGTGTCGGTAAATAACTTAGCGTACTTAACGCTAGTTATAGCTGCACTTAAACCCATAGCGTTCTTATAAATTACTTTACCACGCTCGAATACGTCGGCGCCCTGTATGTTAGTCGGATAAGCTTTATTAATTGTATTAAACGCTAGTAAATGCGTATAACTAGGCCTATGTAATTCAACACTATTAACCGGTTTACGTAATGCTATTTTATGAAACATTAATTTACGGTTTAAGTTTCTTGCTGCTTTAAATATTATTTCGGGTTTACTAATTACTTCGCTATTATGCTTACGGTCGGTTACATAAAATATAGTAGGCGTATCTTTTTTAGTAGCGGTAAAACATAACTCGACGGCCATTAAAAACCACTCGCGCCAATCCTCTATGCTTTTATTTACTTCCTCTGCGTCCGGCGGGCTAGTTATTACCGCGCCTAAACCTTTATTTTTATATAACCATTTACAAGCGTCGGCTTGTATTATATCTTTAGTCGGTTTCATTTTGTAGGTCTACTCCTACTACGTTACCGCAATACTCTTTAGCTTTTACACTATCGCCTTTAACGAATACTAAAACGTTTTGGTGGGTTTTAGCTACTTTACGGTCTTTATCAAAATAACCGCCGGCTCTTAATGGCGCACTACCCGGTACATTTACTAAAACCATTTCATTATGATATTTTAAACCCGCGTCTTTAAACGCTTGTACGGTAGTACCTACAAAATCTACGTAGTCTTTACTACTTTTTTCCCTATATTCGCCTACTACTATTACCGCAAATCTATCATCTTTTAGTAAACTACAACCTTTATTTATTATTTCGCTATAAACTTTATTAAAATTATCGGTACTCATATTTGATAAATCGCCGGGATCGTCCGAATATACCTCTAAAAATCCGTACGGAGGACAAGTAAATATAAAATCGTAGCTATCATTAGCTAAATCAAGTACGTTCATACTATCCCCTATAATCCAATTAGGTATATTATCGGGTACTAACTCTTTAGCTTGCTTATAATTTTCTTTAATTTGCTCGCTAGCTAAATCTATACCGGTATAATATCTATCTAAAACGCTAGCTACTATACCCCTTACACTACCACCTGCGAATAAATCTAGTATTTTACCGCCGGGCGCCATAAACCATTTATACATTAATTCAGTTAATACGGGGTCAAAAACACTAGTATTGCTTATATCACTTTCATATCCGGCATACATACCGGGCTTAATATCCCCGAAAAGCATATCTTCCTCTCGGCCTAATTCACTTTTAATACCAAAATTTAACCACTCTCTTTTACGGTCTTGCCAATAGCCTTGCCGGGTATCTAAAATACTAAACGGCGGTGCGCCAAATTCTTTTATAAAGTTTCTTTTAGGTTGATCGTCCGGTATGTAACTTAGGTTTAATAAATCTTCTTCTTTAAAACTAGTTGCCGCTAAAAGCTTTGGGTCGCTAGATACACTAGATAACATTTCGCTTAATAAATCATTATCGTAAGTACCTAAATCTG